GACAACCTGATGTTCACCAAGGACAAGGCGTGCAACCTGATGATGCTGTTCTCCGTGGACACCAACGGGCGCGTCCGCATGACGACCTACAACCGCTCCAACGACGCGGTGCTCGGCGGGGTCAGCGGGGCCAACATCGTCCACTTCTCCTACTTCCACGAGTTCGTGGCTCAGGCGTTGGGCCGGGCGATGGGGGAGTGGTGGCACACGAGCAACAACCTCCACGTCTACACCGACTCGCCGGTGTGGGAGCGGGTGCGGGAACGGGCGCAGAGCCGGGTCCCAAACGACCCCTACTCCATCCGCGACCTCCAGCGTCGGTCGCTGTTCACCAACGGGGGCGAGGGCTCCCGCAACTTCCGCCAAGCCCTGAGCCGGACGCTGGCCTGTCTGGATTCCTGCATCCGGGACGGCGACAACGAGATCTTCTTCCAGGAGACCAAAGAACCTCACTTGGACAAGAACCTTATCCCCATGTTCAACTCGTGGGTCATGCACAAACGCAAAGCCCCCGAGATGGCGAAGTCCTATGCCTCCGCGATCGAAGACCCGGCTTGGCGTCTGGCCTGCACCGCTTGGCTCGAACGCCGCTACAACAACCCAACCATTTGAACCCACCATGAAAGAAATACGTGCCTCCATCGCCGCCCTCGCAGCGGCTCGCAAAATCAACTACTACTCCCTCGGCGACCTGTCCATTGAGACACTGACCGCCCACATCGACGCCGAGCTGGCCCCGGCCATCCCGCTCCTGGAAGCTCTGGAGAAGGAACTGGACACCGCCTGCGTCTCCTGTGACCTGACCAACCTGCACGACCGCCACCGGGCGGAGACCGCTCTCAACAATCGGGAGAAGGAACTCGCCAACGTCCGCGCCACCCTGCACCGCCTCAAGCCCATGAACCAATCCATCCACGACAATGACTAACACCCAACTCGACAACACCCTGGAATCTGGCAAGGTCACCCGATACCACTGCGCCCCCAGCGTCCGGCCGCAAAGCATCGCCCACCACTCCTGGAACGTGGCGATGCTGGCGCTGTTCGTTACGGACAGCATCTGCAGTCGGTCGCTCCTCATCGAGTGCCTGATGCACGATACCGGCGAATACGTCACGGGCGACATCCCGTTCACCCTCAAGCGCGACAACCCGGAGCTCCGGACCTACCTGCACGAGAAGGAACTGGAGGCCCGCCTCCGCGAAACGATCCTGCCCGAGACGGCCCTGTGCCCCTCCGAATCCGCTATCCTCAAGGTCTGTGACACCCTCGACGGAATCATCTGGTGCGTCCTGCACGAGGAGCGCCACGGCCCCGTCCACGACCGCTGGTTCCGGGCCTACGAGGTCGCCCGCGAGAAGTTCGCCACGTTGCTCACGGAGGACCAGTGGGTGCGGGCCGACGGTCTGTTCCGCTACTACCAAACGTTCAACAATCCAATCAACCATGTCAACTCCTGAAGCTCTGAAAGTCCAAGTCGGAGGTTCGCATTACAAAGGTATGAAGATCCAGCACGTGGAGTTCGTCCACGCCAACGGCATCCCATATATCGAAGCGAACGCCATCAAGTATATCTGCCGCCATCGGTCCAAGAACGGTCGGCAAGATATCGAGAAAGCTATCCACTACCTTCAGATCCTGCTAGACCTGGAGTATCCGCCGAAGCCGGAAGGAGGTCCGGGCGAGGAAGACCCGATGTTCGTCCCAAAGAACCCCCGGGAGCCTTTCGTGCCAGCCCCGAAGCATTGACAAAGCGAGCCGCCAACCCCCCTCACGAGATGGGTTGGCGGCTCTTGGTTGGCGTATGCCCCTGATCCCCTCGGCGTCCTCCGGACCCGCGTGAGGGCAGGGGAAATTTTCAGTATTTGCCCAAGATGAAGTGGTAGCGCCGATTGCCGCTGGCAAGGTTGCTACCGTCCTTGGAGAAGATCACGAACCGAGCGTTCGTGCTAGTGGAGGATGTGTCGTAGTCGTAGACACCGAGGAAGTTGGTGTCGTAGATCTGAATGATGCCCCAGTCGGGCTTCGCGGTGAAGCCGCGGTCGGTAATGTCCACGTCGAGGTTCTCCGTGGGCGAGCCGCCGGTAAAGTTCTTCACATCCGTCCCGGCGAAGATCGCAAGGTTGGCGCGGGGGCTGGCGGCGGCGGCAGGCGCTACGGTTAGGGAGGCGGTGCGCTCCGACGCCAGCACCGCCGTCCCGCCGGTGATAGCTACACCGCTGGCATTCTGAGAAGACATGGTCCCCGCCGGGATGGCCAAGAAACCGTTCACGTTGATACCTGAATCCGTCCAGGCGGTCCACACACCGCTGACATTCTTAGCGCGATACCATAGATACTGGGCGACCAGGAGGATGGAGTTGTATTGGACCTGAGTCGCTCCGGCAGGCACCGAAGCAAACACAAACCCACCCGCTTGAGTAGGGTCTTGTCCCGAGTTGACGTTGATGCCAAACTCGTAAGCTTCCACATCTTTCGAAGTCGAAGGCACGAAAGTGATGACGCAGGAATATTCTTGAGTCGCGCCGAAGTAGTGGGCGGACGCCGGGTAGGTGCTGCTCGGCGCATGAGCCGCCAGAGAGGTCGGTAGCGAAGAGGCGGCAGTCTTGGTCGACGAGGTGAAGCTCGTGCCTGTCACCACCGCCGAGCCGCCTGCGCCGTTCCAAGCCTGCATGGCGATGTCGTAGCCGACGCCGGGGCTCAGGTCGTCCAGACGGATGGTCGTGCTGCCGGTGTTCTTAAACTGCGCCGCCACCATCCAATCGCCCGAGCCGGTGCGGCGATAGAGCAGGTTCTGCCACACCGCCCCGGTCGGCATGGCGGCGATGTCCAGAGTGACAAAGGCGAAGACGCTGCCATCCGTCGCGTCGTAGGTGCCCACCACGGGCGAGCCCGGTTGCGCGGGGGCGGTGGGGCTGCTCGGCACGACGCCGTTCGGGGCGAAGATAGCCGCCGCGCTGACCACACTGGACGCCGGGGAATCAATCCCCGAGGCGCTCTGTGCTACGACGTAGTAGTAATACGTCGTCCCAGCGGTGACGCTGGAATCCTGATACTGGGAGTTCGCGGTTTGGGCGAGCAGAGCAAAGCCTGCGACTGCACTGACGATTGATCGATAGATGTAGTATTCGTTCACGGTTCCGGAGGTTGAGGGTGTCCACTGCAAATCGATAAACCCCGCGCGGGCGGTGGCGCTGATGGTGCCCCCGACACCGTTGGGCGTGGTGGTATCGCCCACCACGGCAGACGAGGTCTCCGTGTCGTAGGCCCCGCGCACCCCCGCCTGATTGCGGAAGCGGACGCGGACGTTGTATTGCACCCCCACCTTGACGTCCAGGATGTAGTCGAACAGCGCGTCGCCGCGAATGACGCTCCAGACCGTGTAGTCAGTGTCGGTGGTCTTCTTGAACTCGATCTCCACATAGCCGCCGTTCTCAACGTAGATGTTGTTCGGCGTGGTCCAGGAAGCCTTCAGTCGCGGCTGCACGGTGCCGTCGGGCTGGATGGTGGCGGTGGTGCTGTCCGTCAGCAGGGTCAGCACGGGCGTCGGGACGACGGTGGGGTCGGGGAGTGTGGTGTTGGGGGCCAGATCCACCGTGGTCTCCTCACCGTTGGCCCAATCCCACACCGCCTCCGCGGTCTCCTTGAGCGTGACCGCCACGCCGAGTCCGTTGTTGTCCATCACCTGGAACTTCCACTCGATAACTTCAAACAGCTTCGCGCTCCAACCCAGACTGGCCCGCGTCACCGCGACGGTGTCGCCGCACGCCAGCTTGAAAGCGTCGAGGCGCAGGACGGTGCTGACCACGATCTGCTGACGCCCGCGCTCCAGATCGATCTTGCTGAGCCGCTGCGCCGTGGCCGCCGAGGTGATGAAGGGGTAGCTGACGTCCTTCCATCGGCGCACCCCGCCGTCGTCGGCCATGTAAGTGTCGTTCTTGACCGCGGGGAAGTCCGCCGGCATCCACTCGTTGATGGGCGCGATGAAAGTGCCCTTGACGCCGCTGAAGGTCTCGCGCATGGACTGGCGCGTCTGCACGTTAAAGGCCCCCACGATCATGTCGTCGGTGATCGTCATCGCTCCGGGGGTCCGGTAGGCCCCGGCCTGAATGGACCAGATGCCGCCGGTCTCGATGATGCGCCCCGCCATCGCGGCGCAGAGGTCTCCGCGGGCGTCTTGGTCGGAGTTGGTGGTGCCGTTGGTCTGGTATCGCTTCTCGGTGCTGGCGTCGGCCAGCGTCACCAGCTCGTCGCAGATGTTGGCCTCACTGATCAGCCCGGTCGTGTTGATACGGCTCCATGCTATGCCCCGACCGAACTTCGAATTGTTCAGGTAGTGCGCCGCACAGAGTGCGGAGTTGGCGCTCCATGTCCACGTGGTCGGGTCGGCGGAGTTGTGTCCGGCCTCCCGAGGGTCGTAAACCTTGGCACCCTTGACCATCGCCTTGACCGTCGGCACACCGTTGGGGAAGAGGTCGGTGTCGTAATAGAACGACATCGCCAGATACGCGATGCCCCGGAGCCGGTGGTCGGCGGTCCATTCGGTCGGGACGTTGCTCTGGATGGATCCGTCCACGAGCTGGTCGGCGGTGCCGAGGTGCTTGGTGCAAAAGAATTTTCCGGCATACTTGCCGGTCGCAGCCCCGGAGCCGTCGAGCGTCACCTCTTCACCGTTGTCGAAATAGATCGTGCCGATCTCCTCAACCTCATGGCCCGCCAAGGCCACGCACATATGAAGCCACTCATTCTTCGTGCCGGAGGTGGTCATGAACACCACGGGTCCGGTCACCAGCACCTGACCGTAGATCAGGCGGCGGCTGGCCAGCGGGTCACGGGCCATCACGCTGCGACCTTGGTCCACCGTGAGCTTGGACATGTTCTTCAGCTTGTTCGCCTGCGACTGCCCATAGGCAATCGCTCCGCCGATCGTCGCGGCGTAGCCGATCAGGGTGGCGAAGGAGGCGGTGCCGATAACTGTGGAACCGACCGTCAGGGTCAGGCCCCAAGCGGCGGTGGAAGGTGCGACGGCTGCGACAGCGGCTGCGACTAGTGCGGGCATGTTAGGAAAGGGTCCAGGTGTGGGTTACGACGCTTCGAGGAAGGAAAACTAGGCCGCAGGGGCCGGGGCCAACGACGCCGGGGTGTATTATGACCCCCAGCGAGGCCGAGTCTGGGGGGCCTAGAGCCGCAATCGAGCCCCTTTGGGCCTTGGTTGGGGGTGTAGGCACCCACCCGCACCGTAAAAGGGCTTTATCGGCAAGGGATACGACCCCGCCCGCCCGGTCTAGCAAACGCTTTGCAGTAAGGGCGCTCCCGTAGGTGCCCCGCAGGTCGGCGGCAGGGTCTTGGCCCGTAAAGAGCAACGCCCAATCGGCCGCGAACAGACAGCAATCGTGGACACCCCATTGGAACTCGGTGTGGCGGCGGGCCTCGATAAAGGCGTTGAGGAGTTGGGCGCTCATTGGAGTTCGCCGTTGCCGCCACCGTTGCCGCCGCCCGTGCCCCCCGACCCTACCGGAGCGACAACCGCTTTGCCCCACATGAACTGACGGTTGGCCAGTCCTGCGACATATTCCAGTCCCAGGTCGCCGGGGAAGTCCCGCTGCTGGTCTTCATGGGTGTAGCGGCTGGCGGTGGTGCGGTCGTCGATCATCTCTTTCTCCAGATTGATGGTCACGGTCGCCGAGCCGCCTTCGTCGGAAATGCTGGCCGTGTCTATCATCCCGTCAAATACCAAGTAGGGGTCGACGGAGAAAGACTGGTTTTGAATTACGCCGAACCACACCTTCGCCGGCTGGCCCTGAGAGTTATTCTCCAGAGCGTTGGACAGAACCGAGGCCGGGATGCCGCTGAGCGTGATAGAGAGGCCGTTGGCGGTGCCGTCGCTATTCTCGCCAATCTCCCCCACGCTGCCGAGGTGCCCGGTGCCGATCCAGGTTTGACTGTCCCAGGTCAGGTCGTGGTATCCGTTCCAGCAACGGACGGTCCCGGTCGGCCAGTTCAACTGGACCAACAGGACGGGATACAGCGTGGCGGCGCTGAGGGCGGTGTCTAGGCCGGTGGGCAGGGTGCGACTCATAGGACCTCCATGGCGTTGATTTCGAGACCGGTGTTCTTGGCCAGATCAACCGACCACCCCATGGAGTCGTCGGAGGCGAGGCGGAAGTGGCCGACAGGGTTGGTCAGCACCAAGCCGGACCCGGCGGCGTAGGCGCTCCGGGCGCGGGGGAAGATCTCCACCGATCCGGCGGTGCCTACGAACGCGTTGACCTGGACGATGCGGTGCAGCCGGGCCGAAGCTCCGGTGCCGTGCTGGATCCAGTCCCCAACCGTCAGCCCCGACCCCGCGCTGAACAGCGTGATCGGGAGCGTGGAGCTGTTGGCCGTCGCGCCTCCGGAGCCCACCTGAGCCAGAGCCGTGAGGATGTTCGGGAGCTTGCGGGTGCTCGGCCCCATGTTGAACGTTCCGTGACGCCCGTTGAGCGAGAGCAGGAAAGCGATCCAAGCGTCGGCGAGGGCGTCGGTCGTGAGCGGGGGCAGCTTGCACCGCACCTCCCACCATTGACCGGGCCAGACGTAGGTCTGCTGCTGACCGGTGAAACGAGACGCAGAAAACCCCACGACCGTGCGTGGGATATATTGCATGTCGGTGAACGAGACCGACGTGGGGAGAGTGAGTGGGTAGGTGATGGCCATGAGATTAAGCTCCTTGGAGGGCGGCACCGACGGCCCCGCGGCGTCGGGCTGCGTTCATGTTAGCTGTCAAACTGCGGCGCTCCACCACCCCCGGCCCCGCCAAGGTTAGGAGCATGGACTCCAGTCGGCTGATGGCGGAGGCGTCGGCCCCGCTGGCGTCGATGTAGTAGTTGTTCCCCTTGCTGCCCCGACCGATCTGCTCGTTGGGGATCACGGTGCCGTAGGCGTTGCCGACCAGGATCTCCGGGCCTTTCTCGCCGACCAGTGTGGCTCCGTTGATGGGTCCGCCGCCCGCCTTGGCCCCCATGCCGGGGAGCTTGCCCAACCCTGCGGTGAAGATGTCGGCCAGTGGTGACAGGATGGCCCGCTGTAGAACGATCTGGAGCAGGGTGCCGAGGAGCTTGTCCAACACCGACCGCAACTTCTCACCCGACAGAAGGGCCTCGCCCAAAGACGCCGACATGGCGTTACCCATGTCGCGGGCGAGCTGCCCCGCCGCCTTGATGGCCGAGTTGAGCCGATACTGTGCGGCGGTGATGGCGTCCAGGAGCTTGATGTCTTTTTCCTTCTCCTCGGCGGTGAGCGGCCGGGACTTCATGAAGCTGCCGTCCGCGTTCGTGATGTCGTAGTCCGCTTTGGTCCCTGGGATCAAGCCTAGGGGGCGCAGGGCTTGCAGTCGCTCCAGTTCCGCCCGCAGTTTCTTGACGCTCTCGGTCTTGGAGAGAAGGGCCTCCGTCTCCAGACCTTCCGCCCGCGAGAGTTTCTCCGACGCCGTCCGCCGCTGATCGTCCAGGTTCTTGATCTTCTCGTTGGCCGTTTCTCGAGCTTTCAACGCTGCCAGTTCCGCTTGGAGCTGAGCCAGCCGCACACCCTGTGACCCACCGGGCGCAGCCCGTTTGTCCAATTCGGTGGCGTAGGCAAGGAGCTCTCGGACCTGATCCGAAGTCTTCATCGCTGCCAAGGCGGTATCCCGCTTCTGGTCCTTGAGGCGCTTCTCCAGCTCCGTGATCTGCAGGATGTCTGTCACCTCATTGCGGCGGCGCAGTTCGGCGGCAACGGCCTCGTGGGGGCTTTCATACACTCCCTGACCTTGGGTGGCCATAGCGTGACCGATCGCCTTGCCGAAGTCCAAGAACCCCGCGATGCCTGCGGCGATGGCTCCGTCAGTTACTTCGCGGAACTTGGCCATGTTCTCCTTGGCCCCTTGGATACTGGCGATGGTCTGCGGCGGGATGCCGGGGATCTTCTCGATGTTGTTGTAGACGTGCATCACCTCCGACTTAAGGATGGTGAAGACCGCGAACATGCCGGCCAACCGCTGCGTCAGTTGGTTCAGCATCACGTTCTGGTGATCCCGGAGCTTGGTGGTGGCGTCGGACATGTCCTTGACCGACCCCGTGGACCGGTCAATGATGGACTTGGCCTTCGCCATGTCGGTCTCTAGCTTGGCGGTGCGGGCCTCGATGTCGATGAAGAGGCTGCCGATTGATCTTGAGGAGGATGCCATGATTTGGGAATGCAGCTTAGAAACTGCCGTTCAAGGTTTTCGCTGGTCTCAGGTTTGGGTGGCGGGCGCAGGTGGGGGACGAAGTCGTAGATGCTGAGGTCTTGGCCGCTTACGCTCTTGGCCCCCGCCGAGCTGGCGATGGTGAGCTGCAAACGCGCGAGGCGCAGATCCTCACGAGCTTGCTTGGCTTCCCAGGCTTTGAAGATGCCAAAGAACTCAGCCGGGGTGAGTCGCAAGAACTCCCCCAGCCGCATCCCAAGTTCAACTCGAGCCCACGCTGCATGGTCACGAATCTTTTGAGGCTTCATCGGGGGCGTTGATGGCCGCACCCAAGGCGTCGGCAACCGCCGTCGCGATCAGCAGGTAGTTGTCGGCGTCGCAGGGCATGAGCTTGGCGACCTCCGGACGCGTGAGAGGCTTCTTGCTCGTCTGCCCCGCCCACACCAACGCGACCATCTGCTTCGGTGAGAAGTCGCGGTAGCTGGCGGGGGACATGGCGTTGAGGCCGCATTCTTCGTCCAAGCGTAGGAAGGCTTGGAAGTCGTAGCGGAGGTTGATCTCGTGGTGTCCGAGTTTAATGATGGAGGACATGGAAGGGAGGGTTGTCGGTTACGCCGCCGCAGCCCACGTGACGACGCCCGAGATCTGGACGTTCACGGTGCAGGTCATCTTGTTGTCGAACGGGAGCTCCGGGGTGGTGGACTCGATGAACCCGGAGAACGTCGCCGTGCGCCCGGTGCCGGGGAACACGATGCGATAGTTCTTGGTCGTGCCGACCGAGGACTCCATCAGCTGATGGGTCGTCTCGTCCTGCTCGTAGTTGAGGTCAATCGCGCACGAGCCGGAGTCCAGCATCCCCGCGGTCTTCTCGCGGTAGCGGCTGGGACTTTCGTGGTCGCTGATGTCGATGGTGTCCGCCTTCAGCCCGTAGGGGCGGATCTTGGTGACGTTGGCGACGGTGACGTAGACGCCGCTGCCGCTGTCGTGTTTGAACAATGCTCCGAAGCCGATTTTGCCTGACATGGTGATATCCTTTGTTGATGGTTAACGATTCGCCCAAATGAAGAAGTCCACGAGGACTTTGTATGAACGAGTAGGTTCTTCCCATGCCTCGTTGTCGTCGGCGTGGAAAAAGGTGATGCGGCGTTCCACCGAGTCGCCGTCGGTGTAGAGCTTGACCGCCGCGTTGAAGTTGCGGATGAGGGCGTCGCGCACTTGGTCAACGGTCTCCTGCGCCGGACCGCCGATCGTGAACTGGAAGCGCGGGCGGGTCAACCCGGCATCGCCGTCAAACGACCCGTCCTCCTGGCCGCTGATCTGCGTCATGACAACCCACGGCCCGGAGGCGGTGCCGCTCAGGGGCGCAAACGCCGAAGTCAGCCGCTCCCCGATGAGGGCGGCGATGTCCGGGTCGGCCAGAATGACCTGACGGATGGCTTCTTTGAGTGAATAGGACATGAGGATCAGGGGGTCTTAGTTGAGGAGATGGCCGAACGCAATACTTCTTGCGCGATGCCCGCGCCGAGCACGGCCTCGAAGGTGTCGACGGCTTTCTCGCCACCGGCCTCGTCCCATGCCTTGCGCATGAACGACCGAGGGCCGACGTGTCCCACGACCTCACCCTTGCGGTTCACGATGTTGTGGCCGAACTCCACGAGGTGGGCGTAGCGGGTGGGGATAGACACGAACGGCGGCAGACCGAGGCCTCCCTTGTGGTAGTCCACAGGGACCTTGACGTTGCGCTTGGGGCCGATGAAGGCTTTGATGTAGTGCCCCCGCCCGCCGCGCGAGGTGGTCTTGGTGGCGATGCTGTCCTTGAGGGTGCCGGTGTCGGCGGGGCAGGCATCCTTCGCCGCCTTCTCTATCGCGCGGGTGGCGCGACCCATCGCCCGCTTGAGCAACTTGTCGCGGATGGCCACGGTCATGTCGTTCAAGTTGTCGTAGAGAAGCTTCGTGCCTGTGAGTGCGAACTCCATGTCAGGCGATCTCTCGGCCGTAGAAGCGCCACGCCTCCCGGCGACCAAGCTGGTCGCGGCGGGTGATGCGGTAGCTCTGGCCCTCGGTTGTGAAAACCATGCCGACCCGGAGGCCTTCGAACCACCGGCAGACGAAAACCGTCTCAGTTTGCTCGGCATCCCGTGCCCCGGCCAGTATCGTGCGGCTCGTGGGGGTCTCATAGGCCACGGCAAGGTCGCACAACCGCACGAGGGCGTCGTTTACAGCCCCGCCAACCCCGATGGTCGGTGTGTTGCTGTAAAGCGTGCCAAATCGGTCGAGACGGGCAGGGATGGCGCTCATTTGCCGCTCCTTTCGCGCAACGCCTTGACATCGCCCCGGATTTCCAGGAGCAGGTCGTGGTCTGCGCTGAACCGGGTCTCCAGGAACTCGATGCGGGTGCCGTGGTTCTTAAGGAGGGTGGCCTGCGCCCGGACGTCGGACAACGCCCACGCCCACGCGGAGACACCGGCGGCAATCCCGGCAATCAGGACCCCGATGGTCCTTAGGTTGGTGAAGACCGGAGTGCTTTCGTCGAGACTTGGTTGTTTTTCTTGATTCATTTGGAGGCAAGTTCGCTTTCGTAGGAGGTGATGGTTCGGAGAGCTTCTCTAACCCATTCAGGGGCGGCAGTAGCGGCGGTGCGGAAGTCGGGGCGGGCGATGAGGGCGGCGGTGGCGTCGCGGCGGGGCGCGGTGGGCAGCGAGGCGCACCCGCTAAGGAGCACCACGCCCACTATCCAAAGCACGTTTGATAGCTTCTTCATTGCGGGTGTCCTTGGCGAGTTTGTCTTTGGTCGCAGCCTGCTCTTTGCGCCACTTGGAATAGAACTCCAAGAGTTTGGGTAGTGCGGAAACCACACTACCCAAGAAAGAGAGGATGGCGGTGACCATGTTATTCAGATTTGAAGCTGCCGTTGGTCTGGCCGTCGTCCAATAGGTCGCCGACGCGGTTGACCACATCCTTGAGGATGGAGGCCGACGCGAAGATGACGATGCCGAGTTCGGGCTTGATGAACGGAATGGCGTTGAGGCCGGCCAGGAGGCCCGCGGCTTTGCCGAGGAGTGCGAGATACTTGAGGATGGAGGCTTTATTCATGAGGACTGGGATACTGAACGTTGGACTTTGGAGGGAGGACCTTCGGGTCACGAGGGTCGGTTGCGGGAACAGAGGCACACCCCGAAAGGAGCGCCACGAGTAAGAGGCTAGATAGTTTCACCATTGGAGACGGTGCGGGCGTCAGCCGCGCTGAGAGGGTTGAGGATGTCGGCCCCGGCGTCGTAGGTGTTGGCGCGACCGTTGTGGTCGATGAACCAGTTGACAGCGTGTCCGGTGGTGGGGGTGGGTTGGAAGTTGAGCTTACCGGAGGCCACGTTGCCGAGGGCCTTGCCCTCCCGGACCGCCTTGGCTGCCATGCACCGCGCCAGATACACCCCGAAGTCGCGGGCGATGTTATCGCAGTCAAAGACTTCCGGGAGCCACTTGACGGTCTTGACCACCTTGCCGGACAGCCCCAGCTCCCGCCATGCCACGAGTTCCGCGGGCAGGGTCTCGAGCCAAGCGGCGCGGGCCTCGGTGACGAACTGCCACGAGAGGCTCTCGTAGTTCATATCGTCAAGATCCCAGAGCCCGTTGAACAGGCCCTGGGATATGAGAGAGGTGATGACGTCGGCGCGGGTCACAGGTTAGGCTCGGGGGTGGGGGCCGGAATAGCGGCGGCGGCTTTGGCAGCGAGCATCGCAGCATGTTCTTTGTCCGCGATGGCGGTGACGAACTGGGAGACCTGCGCGTAGGCGAGAGTGAGGTCGCCCACCGTCACCGTCTTTTCGACGTCCTTGAGCCGCCACGATACGGAAGTCCACGGCGCTTCAAACTTCTGATCCCCGACCGTGGTGGTCTGCGAGAAGTAGGCCGTCGCGACCGGGTCGTCCCCAGAGTTCGGGTCGGTTTGGATGCGGGCGAGTTTGGTCTCGACGGTGGCGGTGGCAGCGGCTGCGATGAGCAGCGACGCGACCGCGATACTGAGTAGGAGTGTGATTAGTTTCTTCATGGTGGAAAATTAAATGTCTTCAACCCAATTGACCGCGACGCGGGGTGCGCCAGCGGCGTCGCCCGTGACTGCGAAGGTGAGCGTCTGGCCCGGTTCAAGGTAGACGGCGAAGGGGGTCACGTCTACGACGAGAGAGCCGTTGGCCCCGGCCGAGGTATTGAAGATAACATTCCCGCCCGTGGTGGTGGTGCCAGCGGTGTCCACGCTGGCGACCGACTGGCCGGAAGTGATCGTGACCCCTCCATCGGCGGTGGTCCCGCTCACGGCGGCGTAGCTCGGCGAACCGCCGAGGGTGGTGCCCTTGATGACATTGAGGAGACAGGTGCTGGAGTTGTTGTCCCAGCCGAGGCTGATGGACCGAATGCGGATCAGCGAACGGTTGGTCACCCCGTTGTAGGTGGTGGCATTGCGGATGGTCAGGATGTTGGTCTGCGTTGTGACAGTGGTCTTGCGGTTGCTCGTGCCATAGACCGGGCCGAGGAAGTCGCGGACGCCGTTGAGGAATACGCCGACCGATCCGACGTAGAGCGTGCAGTTCGTGGTCGACCCAGCGTTGATGCTCTGCGCATAGAACTGGAGATTGGGGTTGCTGATCTGGATGCTGGCGGAGCTGTTCGGGTAGCGGATGGTGTGAGCTAGCTTCCAAGCGCCTTCAGGAGAAAGGACGAAGAAGTTGATCGCGCCGTATCCGAGGAACGGGTAGCGGATCATCCAGACGTTGCCGGTGGTGGGCGCAAGGGTGAATCCGAGTGCATCTCCGTTCCAGCTCGCTTGAGCGATCCAGGTGTTGACGGTGGCGTTGCGGTGCAGGATTCCGAACGTGGTGCCGTTGTATCCGACGAAGTAGCCGTCCGACGCGTTGCCCATTCCGACGATCTGCGTGTTGCTGGCCGCAGATGTGGTGAATACTGTTGTGAACCGCGCCGTGACGCCTTGGCCCTGCCGATACTTCGCCGGGTAGGTCGAGATGTAGGTGGCCGAGCCTGCCGAGTTGGTGCCCGACTGCAACCGGAGCCGGCCCGCGTTCGTGTCTGCCGTGCCAGCCGACGCGGTGCTGAGCGTGCCGAGCTGGGTGTTGGCTCCGTAGATGAAGTCGAGCTGAATGAGTGGCGTGGACTCGGCGGTTACGAGGTCGCCAAAGGCGGAGGCCGAGGCCGGTGAAGGCGTCGTGAAGACCGAGCCGGTATAAGCGGCGAACGTGATCCCTGCGGCGAGCAGGTAGGCTGTGAGAAATCGTTTCATGGTGGTGTTAGTTCAGGTTCCAGAATGTGCCGTCCGAAATCCACTCGTGCGCATCGCCCACGGCCATTGTGACCGAGTTGGTCGCGGCGGTGGTGAACATCTCATTGGCCGCAGCGGTCGTGACCACGTTGACCGGGACGGATGCGCGGTTCTTGATCTTGTAGACTCGGCCCGTGGTGCCACTGACGGCAGGAAGCGTGATCGAGCGCGATCCGTTGCTGCCGGAGTAAACGATGAAGTGGTCCGACGCGGTGAGCGTGTAGCTGTCGGTCTTGACCGACGTGGCGATGATGCGGCCCGAGCTGGTCGTCACCGCGCCCGCGAAGGTGGCGGCTCCGGTGGAGTTGGATAGCCGCAGCGCAACCGTATCGACATTGGTAACACGGCGGGAAAGAACGAGGTCATTGAGCGTGCCGCTTGAGCCTTCGTTGTTGATCGACCACCCATTGCGGCGGGTGCTGGTGGTGTCGCGGAACAAGCCAAGGCTGATGCTGTTTGCGTCGTCGCTTGCTTGTAGGTTGGTGGTGATGATGCTGGCCCCGCTCACTTCGAGAGTCGGGAAACTGCCAGCGACTTTAACGATTCCCGCACCGGGATTGAACGTGAGGTTATTGTTGCTGCTCGTGTTGATGGAGTATCCACCCGTGAAGGTCAGGTTTCCGCCTGCGCTCACCGCGCCCGCGAAGGTGGCTCCGCTGCTCGTGATGCCCAGAAGTGGCGTGTAGGTATCATAAGCCGTATCGCCTACGCCTTGCCCAACATACCAACCAAACGAACCGGCGGCGAAATTATTGTGGATGCTTCCGTTGCTTTTCAGGACCGTGCCGCTGCGCACTTCGGCGGTCTTAACGTAGTTGCCCAAAGTGGTCGAGTAACTAGAGGTGTTCCCGGTAAGGAAGTTGGAAAGCGTGTCGTCGGTGTAGGCGCTGTTCATCGTCACCGCGCCCGCGAAGGTGGCGGTGCCTGCTGATGCGCTCGTGCCGTTCAGGGTGAGCAGGTTCGTGGCCGCACCGTAGGCGTCATTGACAAACCGGAAATTAACCACGCCGTCACCCGAGTTGAGCATCTCAAAGATGCGCGAGTTTGCGGTTGAGGAATTACGCACGAGCGCAATGCGCGGGGATGAAGAGTTGGTGAGAATCGTGGCCGAATCAGACGTGGCGACGGGGTTGGTGCCGCTTGTGGCGGTGATGTTGTTCGCCGCTGAAATGCTTCCCCCAAAATAACTCGCCCCGCCTGCGTTTCCGCTCAGGCCGACGTTGGAGCCGACTTGGAGTGCGCCGGTGGTGCTGGAGGAGGCGGCTGTTGTTCCGAGAACCGACACAATGGCCGACGTAGTGCCGAGCGAGATGGTGCCTACCGCGTCTGCCGTGCGCGTGATACTGATGGCGTTGCTGCCGTTCGACAGCGCATCATTTACAGCGCGAAGCCGAATCGTGCCGTCGCCGATGGCGGTGCCTGCTTGCCACTGCCATATTTTTTGATTTGCGGAAGCGGAGCTGGAGTAAATTTCAAATCCGCCAAGCGTCGCGTTCGCAGACGAAAACGGCATAGTCGCACTAGTGCCGCCACCGCTCGCAAAAACTCCACCCCCAAAATAACTCGCCCCGCCTGCGTTGCCTGAGAGGCCGACGTTAGTCCCCACGCGAAATGCTCCGCTCGTGGTCGTGCTTGCCGTGCCCGTGCCTGCGACGTGCAGCCCGCCCGACCCCGCGATGTCCGTCGTGGTGCCGATGAGGAGGTTGCCGGTGTCAGTCAGCCGCGCTTTTTCAAGCAAAACCTGTCCGTTGAGACGCGTTGCAAACGCAAGATAGGCTCCATAATCGCCGTCCGTTGCGTTAAGTTTGTTTCCGAAAATGCCCGCCCACGTAGTCGTCGATGAGCCGGTGAAAACGCCGCCAAAACTAATACCGCCGCCGTTTCCGGCTGCGAGAGCTGTGGAGTCGATGGTTGAGATGGTGGCGCGATTATACGCGTCGAACTGCTTGCCGGTGTGCGTAGTCACTTTTGCCGTGCCCGCCCCCAACACCAGACTCGCGCCGCTGTCGCCGCCGGTGAGGGTAGCCGATTGGCCCGTTGCCGCAGTCATGGAGTTCACGCCAGTGATAGCGGTCGGGAGCGAGAGCGTCGGGTTGCCAGATACTCCGTCGCCGTTTGTGACAGTGACTTGCCCCGCCGTGCCTGTGAGTGTGCGGGCGGCGCGGGTGTTGGCTCCGGTGCGGGTGATTAAGCCGGACGACGCCAGCCCGTTGTCGATCGTGTCGAGCGTGATCGTGCCGCCGAGTGCCGTGCTCGTGCCTGCGATGGTGATCGTGCTGTTGCCGAGAGCGCTGTTGGGGATCGCGCTGAGGGTGTTGCTCGCGCCAGATATGGTCTTGTTCGTGAGCGTCTCGGTGCCTGCGAGCGTGGCGAGCGTGCCTGTGGTGGGCAGCGTGACGGTGGTGTTGGCGCTCTGGGTCAGCGTCAGATTGAACGCACCGGAGGTGGTGACGTTGCCGCCAAGCGTGATGGTCTTGCCGGTGTTGGCCACTCCGGTGCCTCCGTTGGCTCCTGCGAGCGTGCCCGCCCATGTGAAGGAGGTGGGGAGCGTCAACGTGAGGTTGGCGAGGCTCAGCGTGCCGCCCGTGGGCGTGCCCGCGAGGACACCGCTGAGCGTCAGCGTCTTGCCTGCGGGCAGAACAATGTCGTCGGTGACCGCCTTGGTGGTGATGCCCTGTTGAACGTTCTTCTGTGCTTGAGCCGTGAAGCTCAGCACTAAGAACGGAATGAGGAGTTGTAGGAATTTCTTCATGGTTCGAAAGTTACATGCAGCGCCGCCACACTCGGGCGTTGGTGGATCCGTTGTAGTCGTTGGGGCGTTGATACACCCCGGCGTCGGTGGCGTTGGTCCCGGCTTCCAGGACCCATTGCTCGGGCTGACCGCCGGAGACCAGAACGAACTCCAGGATGGTGCCAAGAGACTTGTCCGCGGTGGTGATGTAGTCCAGTGACCCGGACACGTTGCCCGCGTAGGCGGTGATCGCCACGCGATTGACGAATGCAGAGTTGAGGGTGGGTTGCATGATGGTCGCGGCCAGAGAGCCGTAGAAAAGGTTGAGAACAGGGAGCAGATACCCCGTCATGGAGTAGCGGACTTCTTCGGTGGCCTCGTCGGCCAGTGTGACCAGGAAGGGGCGCAGACGCTGCGCCGACAGGAGCAGGGCCTCGGGAGAGGTGAGCTCGAACAGGACGGCGGTGGAGCTGGTCTTGGTGTCGGTGCCCTCGTGCGTGATGATGTCGGCCTCGGCGGAGCCGTCGTCCGGCGCGACGTAGAGTGACACCGTCATGCCGGCGACGCTCACCGGACTGAAGTCCATGGCGAACGCCACCCGGCCCTTCAAGGGCACCTTGACGATCGTGGCGGCTAGATTACCTTGAATGCTCATGGGATGGCGAGCTGACTGTCTACGCGATAGGAGCGCAGGAGGTGGCGGAGGCTGAACGGCATCTCGGACGCACCCTTGGCATCGGCCACGGGGCGGCGCTCGTCAAACCAGTGATGCGCCAGCATCAGCACCGCGAGGCGCAGGCTGTTCGGTATCTGGTAGGCGGCGGCTCCATACCCCGCCACGAAGGTGACCTGCACGCCGTCTAAGCGACTTTCTAGGCCCTCCAGGTCGGTGTCGGGTAAAAACTCCACCGCGCCGGGGGTCCGGCCCGTATGGGCACGGTAGGCGGAGGCGGACATGGTCGTCAGGGCGGTGTCGCCCGAAGCGTAATACTTCACGTCGGTGATAGACACCAACGGAGTCCGGCGGAGTTCGAAAATGCGACCTTCCGGCCAGTCCGAAGACAAGAGCCGGAAGGTTTTGGTCGTTAAAGAACGACCGGTGTAATCTTCAACAGCTTGTGTCGCTGCGAGAAGATAGTTCCAGACCATGTCCGTATCTGATTCCAAGGCGCGGAGGTGTCGGAGCGCGTCGGCGATGTTCACCGGAGCGTTACCCGAATCCGTCACAGTTTGAATGAAAGAGGACATGGTCTGGAGTGTTATCAGGCGGTGCCAGCGGCAGGGCTGACGGTGACTTCACCGGCTACGCCCGCGGCTTGGGTGGTCGGGTTGTCGCGACCGCCATACAGGATGGCGACTGCGCCGCCGATGGTGGCGTTCTGGGTGCCACGGCTGACCACGATGCGACCGTAGCGGTGGATCGGGCGGCGGATGTCCAGATACTTCACCGTATCATCGTCGGTGTCGGCGATGGTTTGGGAAGTGCCTTCAATGTCCGTGGTGGGCGAGCTGGTCGCGCCGCCTTGGAACTTGAAGCTGGTGACCGCACCCGAGACGACAGCGCCGACGGGGACGATGATGAGAGCGCCCTCGTAACCTTGGAAGTCGATCACGGAGCTGTTGATGGCCGAAGTGCCCGCTGCGCCCGCCGTGGGCGTGATCAGCGTCACGATCTTAGATTTCTTGATGAGTTGATTCATGCGAATGGTTGCTTACTTGCCCTTCTTGACGAGACCCTTCTTGGGGGCCTCAGGTTTCAAGACCGGCTTTTGTTTGAACTGTTCGGGATTGTCCTTGGCGACGAACGGAGCGTAGGCGACGGGAGCTTCCACCGGGGTGACCGGATCTTTCTCCACAGCCTCTACCATACCCGTCTTCAGCCACGGAGCGGCCAAGCGGTCGTCCAAGAGGACAACCTGCCCGGCGGAAAAGGAGCCATCCATGCAAGAGATGGACTCCTTGAATTTGACTTTGGTGCTCATGGGAGGACGCTAGGGTTGTCCGGCTTAGGAGGCCGCGCCGTGGGTGAACGTAACCATCGCGGGGGCGAAGGTCAAACGGCCATCCGTGCGCTTGGAGAACTTGAAGCCGACCTGACCGTTGGCGGCGTAGAGCTCCTTGAGCACCTGCATCGAGAGACCGAGGCGGTCAACGATGTAGTAGTAGCTCATGTCGCCGAAGGCGATGGAGGCCGTGCTGACCGCGGGGGTGGGAGCGCCGTCCGACACGAAGATCGGGCGACCCAGGAGGCGGTCCGGCTGGCCGGCGACGAGACCGGGCTGCCAGAGATAGGTGTTATCATTCGTAACACCGGTCTTCAGCTTGCGGATCATCTTGACCATCGTGTCGCTGGTGAGCCAGACCGCGTTGTCGCGGTAGGCGCGGGCGAGCGTGTGGAAGGTGTCCATGAGGTTGTCCGCGGTGATCGCCGCCGATGCGGAGGCTGCGCCTGCGACGTTGCCGACGGCCACGCCACCGACCGAAGTCGTGGAGAAGATGCCGAGGGGCTGGCCGCTGCCGTTGCCCGCCGCGAACGCCGTCTGCTCCAGACCGTTGTAGCGGCGGGAGGCGAGGCGTTGGAGGTAGGGCTCGATCGCGAACGCGGAGTCCTGAAGGAGTTCTTCAGAGACCTTGATGATGCCGCCGCTCTTGAAAGCGGACAGGACGACGCGGCCGATGGCCGGGTCGGAGGTGCCGTAGGCACCGGACTCGCCGATGTAGGCGAAGTCGCCGTCGTCGGTCTCGATCGGAATGTTCCGGTCGGACGCGGTGCGAATGACGGTGGCGGCGGCGCGGATCGGGTCGGCGTTGACCAGATTCTCGACGAGCTGGTTCTCAAACTCCTCCGGGACGAGGAAGCCGCCCTCGGTGTCGCTGCCCTCGGTGAGGACGTTGACGTGGTCGGAGTTCAAGCCGTTCTTGCCGTAACGGGCGTAGTGCTTGAAGAGGGCGTTGCGATACTCCTTGGAGTTGCGCTTGCCTTCGGTTTCGTCCGCGCCAGCGGTGCCGGGGCGGTAGTTGTGGTCCTTGCGGTTGCGGAGGTTGTTCTCCACAACGGCGAGGCGGTCCTCGCGATCGATCTGAGCGCCAAGCTGGTCCACTTCGGTCTCCATATTGGAGTAGGAAGTGGTCTCGTCGGCATTGAGATCACGTTTGGCCGCCGAAGCGGTGTTCAGAAGGGAGCGCATCTGATTGACGAGCCCCGCGCGTTTTTCTTTCTTTTCCTTGATGGTCATGTGCGGATGGTTGAGGTTGACTGACTATTTCTTTTCGAGCAACGCCTGCTTCCGTTCAAGGAGGCTGCGGGGCGTAGTCGAGTAAGATGTTTGGTTCTGCTGTTCGGGTGCCTTGAGGAACCCAAAAGATTTGAGGTCGAAGCAAGCGGCCATCTTCATGGCGCTGACCTTGTTGGTGGCGAACTTGTTGGTGATGGCGTCGTCGGCCGTGAACCACGTCTCTTCGTCCATCATCTTGGCGATCTTGGTGCGGCGGCTCTGGCGCTTCTCGTCGTCCTTGTCGCCGTCACGGTTGGTGTAGACGTTGATGATGGTCTCCTTGATCTGGTCCAGAACGTCCGCTTGCTTGCGGAGGTCGCCGGCCTCGCCGAACACAAAGGCGGCAGGGTTGTGGATCATCATCATGGCGTTGTCGGCCACGTTGATCTCGCTGCCCGCCATTGCGATCACGCTGGCGATGCTGGCGGCGATGCCGTCCACGTGGGTGACAACCTTGCCGGGGTGGCGGGTCAGGGCGTTGAAGATCGCCATGCCCTCAAAAACGCTTCCGCCCGGACTGTTGATCCGGACGTTGAGGGTGGGGACATCTTTCAATGCCTGAAGGCGGGCGACGACGTCGGTGGCGTTGTTGTCCTTGACGTAGGCGGAAATCTCGTCGTAGAGATAGATGTCCGCGGACTCCTTGGTGACATTCTTGATGTCAAACCAATTCGTCTTGGGGAACTGGATGCGGTTCTTCATGTGGTCGGTTTCTGGAGCTTGGGTTTCGCAGGCGGTGCGTCCAGAGGTGCTCCGGCTTCCTGCATGTTGAGCGGTTGAAGGTAGATCTTACCGGCCCCATCCGGGAGGGGGTCCATGTCCTCCAGCTCGCGGATCTCGTCAACGTTGAGCCAGCCCCAATTCCGCGCAATGGCGGCGGCTTGGAAGCGGGCGAGCATGTCGCCGCGGGCGAGGGCGTCCAGCGAGAACTTGAAGAAGTATTCTTCCTGCTCCGCTTCGGTCAGGAGCGACATGTTCAACGACTGCTCCCAGTCCACGACCCACGGAAGGATGGTGTCCTTGATGTAGTTGAGGTTCTCCTGCTCGACGTTGTTGTAGTGGGCGTCGTCCAGGATGCCGATCTTGGACTGCGGAACGCCGAAGATGCGGGCGATGGCCTTGTCCTGCCGTGCGCGGGACTCGTCAAACTGAGACTCGGAGTTGGCCCCGCGCATCTTCTCATACTTCATTCCCTCTTCCAGGACCATCGTGGCGTAGGACTTGCCGCCGCCCGTAGCCGCTTGGAACTTCTTGGCGAGGCGGTCCTGAGCGTCTTCGCTGAGACTGTTGGGGTGGGTGAGGATGCCACCGGGGTGACTGCCATTGCCGAAGAAGCGGGCGGCGTTGTCCTGCAGAGCGATGGTGAGGCCGATTGCTTCGCGCCCCAAGAGCAGCGGGTCTGCGCCAGATACGCCGTTGAAAGTCAGGCCCGTGATGATCAACAGGCTGGAGCGGGCGATCAGCTTGCCCTTGAGCCGATACTCAACTCGCTTGGTGGCGGGGTCGGTGAGAACCTGCATGTCCGCCGGCTCGATGGGCACCAACTCCGCCACCTCACCGAGCCCATTGCGCACGATCAGCGCATAGGCGATGTTCCGGAGCGTGGCGTTCGCTTGAACGGCCCGACGGAATTTCGTGCTGGTCATCTCGCCTGGGATGGGTTGCGACTCCAACAGGCGATAAAGGTAGTGATCCTTCGCGAGCTCCTTGCCTCCGTTGGCCTTGCGGCGGTAGAGCTTCAGCGGGACGCTGGCGATGGTGCGGCTGACGGCGTTGACGCACGCCATGACCGTGGGGACTCCCATGACCGTGAGCGGTGTGACCTTGGCCCCGGACGCGGCGGCTCGCCCCATCAAGGTGTCTATCAGCCACTGGTCCGGCTCGGCCAACGTCGTGTTGACGGGGCTGCGGGAGACGTTGATTTGGAAACCGAATAGGCGCATGATGGGTCTTGAGACATGACCTCTCGAGCGCGGGGCTGAGTAAAGCGGAAAAGTGTTTGCACCGAACCTGACGGATATCAATAGGTTCGGTAAGCCGATGCCCACGTGAAGCCGGGGTTGCGCTGCAACCAATCCACCGCCTGAGCCAGTGTCGCCTTCTTGTTGGGCATCTGGAACCCTTCTTTCTTCATCGCGTGAACGTATCCGCGGCCTCTTGAACGGCCCTGAGGATTCTTAAGCAATGATCCGAGCTCCTTGACGGTCAGGAGCTTTTCCGACGGTGATGGGGTCTTGAGTTTCATACTTGGATTTCTTCGGGTTGTTGTGGACAAGGTAGCGGTTGAAGGCCATGATCGTGGCCACCATTCCGTCAATACGTTCGCGGGACATCTTCTTGGAAGGCTTGATGTTCTCGGCGGCGTCAGTTTCTGTGGCGGTGTTTCCGGCCATCCATTCCAGCACCGGATTCCCGGCGTGGTTGATTGATGCACCGATGACCTTCTTCTCAAGTTCCTTGGACGGATAGCTCATGGAAGCAAAGCCCTGACCGACGGGCACCATCGTCAGTCCTTCGTCCTGCAGACGCGTCACGACATGGCTGGCGTTCCATCGGTCGTAGGCGATCTCGCGACACTTGTTCAAGGCGCAGAGCTTCAGGATGGTTTCCACGACATGGTCTTCGTCCACCATGTTCCCGCGGGTGACCGTGAGGAATCCTTGACGCTGCCAGACGTCATATGGGACCCGGTCCTTCTCAACGCGGCGGCGCAACTGGTCTTCCGGAATGAAGAAATGGGGCCGGATGTAGAAGTCTTTGTCGTAGAAAAGCTGAACGAACGCCGTGATATCCTGCGTGCTGGCCATGTCCAGGCCCCCGAAGAACAGGTCTTGGCGCTTCAGCTCGGGCACCGGCTTGACGCACAGCCTCCATTGAGCCATGTCCAACCACCGCACTTCCTGCTGGACCCACTGGTTCAGGCGGTAGCGGCGGAAGCTGTTCTGCGAACCGACGGTCTCTTTGGCCTCCAGGAAGTCCGCCTTGAACTGGTCCTCCTTGATCGTGATGCCGAAGCTGGGGTTGGCCTTGCGCCATGTGGCCGGGTCTTCCCAGTCGTCTCCCTCTTCCGCGGCGAAGATGATGCCGAAGAACTGCGTGTCGCGCACTCCGCCTTCCAGAACCCGCTTGGTGTATTTGTGCTGTTCATAGCAGATGCCGTTCCTGTCGCTGCCCGCGGTCGTGATGCTGACGAACAAAGGCTGTCGGCGGGCGGCTCCGCCATACTTCAGGGTGTCCCAGAGAACGCGGTTGGGCTGTGCGTGCAGCTCGTCGAAGATCAAACCGTGGATGTTCAAGCCCTCTTTGGTGGGGGCGTCGGCGCTCAGGGCTTTGTAGACCGAGGCGGTGTCGGGGTCTGTGATGGTCTTCTTGCTGTCGGTGATGACCAGGCTCTCCTTCAGAGCGGCCGAGGCCTTGACCATGTTAGCCGCTTCGTTGAAAACGATGGCCGCTTGGTCGCGGTCGGCGGCTGCGGAGTAGACTTCCGCACCATGTTCGCCGTCGGCGTGGAGCAGATACAGGGCGATGCCCGACGACAGGGTGGACTTTCCGTTCTTCTTGGGGACCTCAATGTAGGCGCGACGGAAGCGTCGAGTGCCGTCCTTGCGGACCCAACCGAACAGCGGCCGGACAACGTCCCACTCCTGCCAGTCCAAGAGTTCAAACGACTTGCCCGCCCACTCACCCTTGGAGTGCGACAGGAAGTTGTTGAAGAACGCCACGGCATGATCCGCCAGTTCCTTTGAATACCAACAGCCCTCTTCCACTGCTTGAATGTCTGCGGGGCCGCGCATCAGGCGCTTTGGAACTGTCGGTCGCTTCTTCATGTTAGTCGGAGATGACGGGTTTGGCCGCGATGAAGTCTCTCAGTCCTCGGGTGGGGTGATCCTCCAGCTTGGCCGGGTGCCGGACCTTGGTCGCAGCGGCGGGAGTTAGACCGTATTCCAACTCAAAATCCTTCAGGATGTGGTCGCATTCCTTCAGTGTCTTGGACCAGAACGCCTGCTGGTAGGTGTTGGAGGCTGTCAGAATGAACCGTTTCTTCCCAAGCTTCTTGCGGCACTCCTGGATCTCCTCGTAGTCGGCGCACGCCTGACAGTATCGCCCCAGCTTGTCGCGCGTCGGGAGCTGGAACAGCTTGGCCGAGTTCAGTATGTCGACCATGCGGAACCAGTGGATGAGGGCCTCGTCCGTGAGGTAGTCCGGCGGCTGAGCCTTCTCACCGTCGGCGATTGGGAACGACACTTGGTTCTCCGGCGTCTCCCGGGGTTTCTTACCCTTCAGGGCGCGGGCGTATTCTGAGTCTCGTCTAGGCATTGGATTGTTTCTCCTGTGCGGTTTTGCGGTTGTGACACGGGTGACAGAGTCCCTGACCATTCTCCAGAGAGTAGTCCCCGCCCTGTTTGAGTGGCATGATGTGGTCGGCATGGGCCGAGGGGGCCTCCCGGCACGAGCAGCAGATGGGGTTTCGGGCCAGAATCATCTTGGACCAGTGGCGGTGCTTCGCTGAAGAGTAGATCGCGTCGGCTACTTTGTATCGTTTGGGGTTGTGGGCGAGGCAGAATCGGTTCCCTTCCGGGAGTAGTTCAGCGCATCCGGGATGGGCGCAAGGTTTCAAGGGTTTGTAGGGCACGACATTTTTCTCCAGTAGGTTTTCTATGAACGCTGTTCGGTTCATACCAAGGACGTCGATGGTGCTGTCAACTCTCCATAGCAGTAGCTTCGGAAGCCGGGTGTTGACCAGCTCTCGGTCCTCAGGTTTCTTCGGGCGACCTCGCCGTTTCTTCACAGTCTCGTCTACTAGCATTCATGAAAATCACTCGTAAAGCACAAAATGATTTCGACCTATGGAGGATTGGCCGATATTCCTATTGAGAAAAGTGTATTCAATATCCTAACACGACTGGTTCGGAAAGAGGACCAGTGTCTTGAATCTCGGAGAGTTTTGTCTCAGCTTCCGAAGCTTGGAATCTTTAATTTTTCGGACGGCCCGCGTTAAGGGACGCGATCGTTCTTC